GTATAACAAGGCGTTGATTGGTGTGGAGTCAAACAATCATGGTTTGACAACGTTGAAGGGGTTGCAGCGTGTGGGGTATAAGAATTTGTTTCGGCAGCGTCGGTTGGGTCAACGTAATCCGACTGTGTCGGAGACGTTGGGTTGGCGTACGACGAGTGTGTCTAAACCGTTGGCTGTGGACGAGTTGAATGCTGGTTTGCGTGACAGTGTGTTGGGGTTGTGGTGTAAGTCTACGGTTGCCGAGTTGCGTACGTTTGTGCGTGAGGAGAATGGAAAGATGCATGGTTCTCCGCATGATGACAGGGTGATGTCGTTGGCGATTGCGAATCAGATGTTGAAGTATGTGTGGCTTCCTGAGTATCGTGGGACGGATACGCCGAAGGTGAATACGTTGGGTTGGTGGGAAAAGCACATTATTCGTGAAAAGAAGCCTGAGAGGGCGTTGATTGGGTCCCATAATGTGAGAAGTAGCGGTTGGGACTAAGGGTGATGCAAGTTTTTGTTTGTGAGCCGTGTGGTAAGTCTTTTGAGGCTGAGGAATTGCCCCGCCGTGGTGCGGTGTGTTTCGGATGCCATGTGAAGACAATTCGGTTGGGTTTCACATACGGGCAGGAAGATTTTCATGGTCCTACGATTCGTGAGCGTCAAGCCAAAACGGTTGCTGATGCCAAGGTGAACGGCTATAACGCTGAACCTGTGGGGAGTCGCTGGGTGTGACATGGAGACTGTTCTGGTTCCGATTGCGGTTGCGATTATTACGGGGCCAATAGTAGTTGTTTTACAGAAGTTGCGTAAGGAGAACTCTGAGCAGCATGCCGAAGGCAGGGTTCTGCTTCGGAATGTGGCTCATAAGGTTGACAAGATAGGTACAAAGTTGGACGAGCACATCGGCTGGCATAAAGGGAAAGAGGAATAATGGCACGCATTTCTAATTACGAGTTGTTGAAGCGGTATCGCAACAAGTTGGAGCATTCTCGTCGTTGGCGCAAGGAAGAGAAATACGATGACTTGTGGCAGCGGATGATTGACTTGTATCGAGGTAAGCATCACCGTACCGACATCAAAGAGGACCAGTTGCTTGTCAACATGGCGTTCTCAACTATCAACATTGTTGCTCCTGCTGTTGCGGTGAATCATCCGAAGATTACGGTGAACGCTCGTCGCCCCGAAGATGGCGACAAAGCGGTGGTGACTGAGGCGATTGTGAACTATTGGTGGCGTCACTATGACTGCCAGAAAGAGTTCCGCCGTTCAGTGAAAGATGCGTTGATTCTTGGTCATGGTTGGGTGAAGACCGGTTACCGTTATGTGGAAGAAGAGAAGGCTGTTGAGGGTCAGTTTGATTCGTATGACGAGTTGGCTGAGAACCGTGAAGAGAACGTTGCTGAATCTAATCTGATTGTCAAAGAGGACCGCCCGTTCGTGGAACGGGTGTCCCCGTTTGATGTGTTTGTTGACCCAGATGCAACCAGCATGGAAGATGCTCGTTGGATTGCGCAACGTATTCGTCGCCCGTTGGAGGATGTGAAGAAAGATAAGCGTTATAACTCTACGGCTCGTAGTGAGGCTTCTCCGTCGCATTACACGAAGTGGGGTCAGGATGCGTATCGTCCTCGTCGTTCGCAAGACCCGCAGGATGCTTATGTTGAGGTGTGGGAATGGTATGACATTGACCGCAATACGGTGTCGGTGTTCTGTGACGGGTCGGACAAGTTCCTTGTCGCCCCGAAGGAGATTCCGTTTGCTTTCGGTCAGCCGTTTGTGATGATTCGTAACTATGACGTTCCTGAGACGTTTTATCCGATGGGTGAACTTGAGGCGATTGAGCCGTTGCAACACGAATTGAATCAGACTCGTACACAGATGATGAATCATCGTAAACGGTTCTCACGTAAGTGGCTGTATAAGGAATCTGCGTTTGATACTGATGGTCGTCAAGCGTTGGAGTCCGATGAGGACAATGTGATGGTGCCTGTGATTACGGATGACAATTTGGGTAACGTGTTGTCTCCGATGCCTGCGGTGATTAACCCACCAGAGTTGTATAACCAGTCGGATTTGATTTCTTCGGACATGAACCGTGTTTCTGGTGTGTCTGAGTATCAGCAGGGTTCCATGCCTGAGATTCGTCGTACGGCTACTGAGGCTGCGATTGTGCAGGATGCGTCTAATGCTCGTTCTAGTGACAAGTTGGCGATTATTGAGCGTGCTATCGGTGAGTGTGCTCGCCGTTTGGTGATGTTGGCACAGCAGTTTATGACTGGTGAGCAGGCGATTCGTGTTATTGGTTCTGAGGCGCAACCGTTGTGGTTGACGTTTGACCGTGACTACATTCAGGGCGAGTTTGACTATGAGGTTGAGGGTGGGTCTACTGCTCCGATGAATGAGTCGTTCCGTCGCCAGCGTGCTTTGCAGATTGTGGACGCTATGGCTCCGTTTGCTGGGGCTGGGATTTTGGACATGGGCAAGATGGCTACCTACGTGTTGCAGTACGGGTTTGGTATCAAGCAGGCTCAGGGGTTCATTATGGCTCAGCCACCGATGGGAGCCATGCCGCCCGAGGCGGCTGGCGGTGCTCCTGCTGGGATGATGCCACCAGAGGGGATGGTGCCCGGTATGGGTGCTGCGGAGGGTGAGCCGACTGGTGGTATGCCTTTGCCGAGCAATATTCCGCCTGAAATTCTGTCGCAATTGCTGGCTGCTGGTGCTCCTTTGCCGAATACGCAGTTGCCGAATGAACAAATTATGTAGCGTCTGGTACTAGGGGTAGAGCAACCGCCGAAGGAGGACTCTATGAGTAATATTGAAAACACCGTTGAAGAAGTTACTGACACACCCATCGTTGATGGGCAAGTTGATGCGAACTCCGAAACTGGTGAAGCCTTAGAGGCTGAACCGAAAGAGTATTTCGTCTGGGACGAATATGCTGACAAGCCCGTCAAGTTAATTGTTGATGGCGAAGAAATTGAGGTTCCGCTCGCTGAGGCGCTCAACGGTTACCAGCGTCAATCGGACTATACCCGTAAGACGCAGGAACTTGCTGAGCAACGAAGACAGGTGCAGTTTGCGGCCGCTTTGCAAGAGGCTTTGCAGAATGACCCAGCAAGCACTGTGGAATTGCTTTCGCAACATTATGGGGTGAACAAGCAACCAACATCCGAAGAGGATGAGTTTCTTGACCCAGTGGAGAAGCAGTACCGCCAACTTGAAACTCGGATTCAGGCATTTGAACAGGAGAAAGCGATGCGTGAGTTAGAGAATCAGATTGAGTCTTTGTCACGGAGATACGGGGAACTTTTTGATGCCAATGAGGTCGTAGCGAAAGCATTGGCAACAGGAAGCACGAATCTTGAAGCAACTTATAAGCAGATTGCGTTTGACCGTTTGTTTGAACAGTCTCGTACCAAGGAAGTAGCAACTAAAGTGAAATCTGAGGAAACGAAGAAAATTGTTGATGCGAAACGGGATGCCGCAGTGGTGTCTAAAGGTGCTTCTGCGAAGAGTGCCGATGTGTCTTCTAAACCTATTCGTAGTGTTCGCGATGCCTTTGAATCTGCCAAACGGCAGTTAGAGGGCTAGCACAATTTCAACCAAACCAAGGAGTAATTCATCATGACTGCAAATGCAAATTTTGATGCGCTGCTTTCAACAACGCTTGCTAACTACCGTTCGCAACTCACGGATAACGTGTTCACTGCACGTCCGCTGACCTATTTCCTCATGGATAAGGGTCGCATCCGTATGCTCAACGGTGGCACCAAGATTATTGAGCCGCTCATCTACGGAAAGAACAGCACTGTGGGTTCGTACTCAGGGTACGACTCGCTCAGCCTGACCCCGCAAGAGGGAATCTCGGCTGCGGAGTTCGAGTGGAAGCAGTACGCTGCATCCATTTCAATCTCCGGTATTGAAGAAGCCAAGAACAACGGTGAACAGGAAATCATTAACCTGTTGGAAGCGAAAATCATGCAGGCTGAAGAGTCCATGCGTGAGTCGTTCAACCAGATGTTCTTCGCTGATGGCACTGGCAACAGTGGCAAAGATTGGAACGGCTTGGGCAACCTCGTTGAGGCAAGCGGCACTGTTGGTGGTATCAACCGTGCAACTTCTGGCAACGAGTTCTGGCGTTCATACGAGGAGAACACCGCAACTGCGTTGACTCTCGCTCAGATGGCGACTGCCTACAACACCGTGTCGGTTGGTAATGACCACCCAGACATGATTCTTACGACTCAAACCCTGTTTGAGAAGTATGAGGCTCTGTTGCAGCCACAACTTCGTTACACGGACACCAAGACCGCAGATGCTGGATTCCAGAACCTGCTGTTCAAGGCTGCCCCAATTGTGTACGATGTTCACTGCACTTCGGGTGTCATGTACTTCCTCAACAGCAAGTACCTCACGTTGGTGGGTCACAGCGGCAAGTGGTTTGCACAAACTGAGTTTGTCAAGCCAGAAGACGTTGATGCTCGCTATGCGCTCATCATGTGCTACGGCAACTTTACGGTCCGCAACTGCGCCAAGCAGGGCAAACTGACCGCCAAGACAGCCTAATCGGTAACTAGGAAACAAGGAGAAATATCATGCCATTGAAGCCAAACAGCACATCTGGTGCTCTTACGCGCAAGCGTCTTGAGGACTGGGTAACAGCGTTTGAAAAGGTTGCTGAGGTCGCTGAGACTGATGCAGCACAAACGTTGAGCGCCAGCGAATTGCTGGAGAGCAAACTGTTCACCTGCACGCCAACTGCGGCTCGTAACTTTACGACCGCTACGGCTGCGCAGATTGTGGCAGCGCTCACGGATGAAGCAACTGGTACGTCATTTGAGTTCACGATTGTGAACAAGGCAGCAGACACTCACGCAATCACACTTGTTGGTGGCACTAACGTGACCATCGTCGGTGCGGCTGCGGTTTCGGCTGCGACGTCAGGCACTTTCGTCGGGGTTGTCCAGTCGGACAGCACCGTGAAGGTGTACCGCAAGTAAGGGAGTTGATGTTGGGACGGGGGGATGAAGCCCTCCGTCCCACATCACATCAATAAAGGAGAAAGCAATGCCACAGTATTACGCAATACTTGATAACGGTCAATCTAAACCAAAGGGGGCAGGGATGCCACGCAAGAATCAGAATAAGAATCGTCAGGGCGGCAAAAAGGTAAACTATCGCATGCGCGAAGGTTCCAACTATTACGGTGACGTAACAGCGGGAAAAAAGCAGGCATCGTATAGCAAAGCCGAGGATGCTCGTTTTGCAGGGAAGGGTCGCGGCAAGAACAACAAGGCTGAAGATTCACGTCTTGCTGGCAAGAAGCCCAAGGCGAAAACTTCTGGTCGTACTGCCGATAGTCGTGGTGGTCGTGGTGGTTCAATGCGTGCAGAAGATGTGCGCAATGCACGCAAAGCCCCAAGCAAGAACTACCGTAAGGGTCTGTACCGCTAATTGAGTTGGGTCCCCACCTCATGCCCACCTCCCTTCCGTGGGGTGGGGGCTTAACTTTAAGTAATAAAAGGGGTTAATAGTGATGAACGCTAAACCCGCACATGCAATGTACGGCGAACCCGTAAACGCTTACCGTCAAGCAGCCGTAAGTTTGGCTGGAGCCAAATTGCAGGCTGGTGGGGGTGAATATACGGGTCGTAACCGCTGTGTAGCGGATAACGACACCTGTGAAGGTCCCAAGGCGAAGGGTACGCAGTATTGCATCGGTCATTTGCGTAAGGCTGCCAAGGGTGGTGATGTTCAATGAATCTTGCTGACGTTCGCACGATGGTGCGAGACATCTCTGACCTAGACACCGTTGACTTGCCGAACAGTTTGTTGGACACGTTTGTCAAAGAGGCGTTTCAGCGTATTGTTGCGTTGGAGCGTCGCTGGCCGTTTTTCCAAGAGACGTACACATTGAATACGGTGGTGAATCAGCGTCCGTACACAATTTCTACTATTGGGGACATTCGCGAAATTATTTCTATTGTGGAGACTACCGCTTCCGGTAATCGTTTTACGGAGATTGCGTATGATGATGCTGAAGAGGTGTGGCTGGGCAACACGGATGTTGCCAGCCGACCGTACTTTTGGGCTGTGTGGGATGGGCAGATTCATTTGTATCCGAAGCCTGACAATGTGTATCCGTTGACGGTTCGTGCGTATCGTAATCCTTCGTACACGTGGTTGACGAACACGGCTACTGAGATTGATATGGATAACTGGTTTCATATTTTGTTGGCGTATTATGCGTTGGCTCGGGTGTATCAGCGTCAAGAGGATAATGAGATGGCGATGATGTATCAGCGTTCGTTTGAGGAGGGTGTGGCGATGGCTCGCCGCGACCTTATGAAGGCTCGTTCTCATCGTCCGTTGTTGTTGTCGGGTGGCAAGAAGTATCCGACGATGCGTAGATGGTTGCAGACTCTGGGGGCGACGCTTGGGTCATGAGCAGACTATTGACGGACCGCTATGACGATTTTACGGGTGGGTTGAACCTTCGCGCTGACCAGTTTCAGTTGGCGAAAAATGAGTCGCCTGACATGTTGAATGTGGAGATTGACCCTCGTGGTGGTGTGTTTAGTCGTGGTGGTATGCACAGGTTGAACACGACTGCTGTGTCTGGTACGTGGTCCCCGGAACGTTTGTATGCGTTTTATGGTAATTCGTCTCGTCTGATGTTGACCAGCAACACTCACGTGTTCTGGTCGTCTGGTACGAACTTTACTCGTTTGGAGTATTCGTCGGGTAATCCTGTGACTGCTGCTACTGCTACTCATGGTGTGTGCATGTATGCGTGGGGTGACACGTTGTACATGGCTACTGGTGCTGCTTCTGGTTTTGTTGGCTACAGTTGGAAGACCACTGATACGTATGCGACTGCGTTGTCTGCGAATGGTCCGACTTGGCAGCCGTACAACAATCCGATTGGTGGATTCATGCCACGTGCTGACCATGTGATTACGCACACAAACAAACTGTTTGTTGCGGGGACATACGAAGCGGGTGTGCTGCATCCGAATCGTTTGCGTTGGTCACATGAAGGTTTGCCGGGTGACTGGATGGCAGATGACTTCATTGATTTCAACGGTGGCGGTTTGGGCATCCGTGGTTTGGCGATTGTTGCTGGTCAACTTGTTATCTTTAAGCCGAACGGTATTTATCTACTTGTCGGTAACTCGTCTGACAACTTCCAAGTTGTTGAGTTGTCAACGAACCTTGGTGCAAACAACCATCACAGTATCGCTCAGGCTGAAGATGGAGTGTATTTCTACTCCAACCCAGAAGGTGTGTTCTTTTATAACGGCACCAAAATCATGGATGTGTTTGAACCGTTGCGTCCACTGGTGGACGAACGTTTGTTGTCTACGGCTTCCACTGAACCGTATTCGGTGTCGTGGATTGGTCGTCGTGCATGGATTGCGTTGCCGTACGACCCAGACAATATTGCAACCAAGCCGACACGTAACTATGTGTTGGACCCTTCTATTGGTGCTCGTGGTGCGTACACACAGTTCGCTACGCATGATGGTTATGGGTTGATTGGTGGTACTGACTGGACTGACGACGCAAACACGAACTTTCGTGTTGCGTGTCATCCGACGCAGCCGTATGTGTTGAAGGTTGATTTGTATCAGGAGGAGCGTGACAACATCACTGGTACGTTGACAGCGTTCTCGTCGTATTATCGCACTGGTTGGGTGGATGGGAATACGTATGCGCAGAAGAAGATGTTTCGTCGTCCTGACATTGTGTTTAAGCAGGTTGATACGCAGCGGATTGTGAACGTGAAGGTGTTTCAGAATTATGAGGAGGCTGCTGGTAACGAGCGTAAACAGTTTGATGTGTCGTTGTCTGGTGCTG